ATATTGTGAATAATTGTAAATTTTTTATTTATGGCTGACGAACCAATTAAACCAAATCCACCTGTAGATACAGCAGCGTTGATGGCAGAAGTTGAAGCACTCAGAAAAAGCAACAGAGAAATTTTAGATGACTACAAAAAAGCAAAGGAGGCCGCAAAGGCTGTCCCACCAGATGTTGATGTAGATGCTCTTATTGCTTTTAAACAGCAGAAAGAAAAAGAAGAACTAGAGGCAAAGGGCAGATATGATGAGGCGATTGCTAAACAGGCACAGCAGTATCGTGATGCTGAAGAGGCAAAGAACAAAAGAATCCAAGAGCTAGAGGCTAGGCAAAGACAGCTTGAAGTTGAA